GCTGGAGGAAGCTGGGATCTACGATGTCTCTGGACAGAATAAAATCAGGAAGGAACACAGGGAAGAGTTCAAGCAGTTAGAGGATGCTATCAGCATTCTTCAGCAGAAGGCAGCAGGAGCTGTAAATCCTCAGCCAATCAGACAACAGAAGGCTGCACCTAAACCTAAAGAAACAAGGAAGGCAGCAACAGAAGCAGAGAGAGCAGAGATGCTACAGAAGTTTGCAGAATTAAAGAAGAGCTTGAGGTTTGCTCTGTAAGGCGTTAGTTGACTGTGATCACTGTGATGACACTAGAAAGAAATAAAAAGAGACTGGAGGGCTATCTATGGCTCAGGAAAGACATATTGTAGATCAGAATCAGATGACAGAACTGGAAGAGGTAGAGAAGAACCTAGCTAGAGAGCTAATAGGGAAGGAAGGTCAGGCTGCGGAAATAATTAGGAAAGGATTACTGCAACTGAGCAAGATCAAACACAGAGAAGGAGAGATATTGATGAAGATTGGAGAGAGGTTATGGCAATGAAAACTGTAATTCACATTAATCAACATAAGATTAAAAAAAATCGTAAAGAAGGAACTACTGAGCCAGTGATAACTGCAAAAGACTACAAGCAAAACAGATACGGCAGCAGCATAGAGATTAAAGGGGAGAGTAGAGTAGTTTATAGCCCAGATAAACCTTTGAGCTGTGGTGCTCATTGCTGGATTGAGACAAATGCAGAAGTAAAGGTTTACTAATGCCAGCAAAGAAGAAGAAGACTGCAGCCAAGAAGAAGCTGCCAAGAAGATTGAAGAAGACTGACAAAGCTGTAGCAGAAATGTCTGAAGTGGAAAGAGTTGAGAGAGCTATGCACTTGGAAACGATTCACCTACCTAAGTCAGTGATGACTGTGAGTAGAGACGTGGCTAGAGGGAAGATAATGGGAAGACCAAAGGATTACACTCCAGAGATAGTTGATAGTCTGTTGAGGTATATTGCTGCAGGATTACCAATAGAAAGAGCTGCTGCTGCTACTGGAATTACTAGAGATACGCTTTATAGGTGGAAGAAAGAGTACCCTGACTTTTCGGACAGCGTAGCGCACGCAGAGAGTCAGTATGCCAACCTTTGTCACATAACAATCAACGAACAGATTGTAGGGGGAGACGGGCATCTGGCTTTGAAAACCCTGCAGAGCCGGTTCTCGAAAGACTACAGCACAAGCAAGAAGGTGGAGATGCAGACGATGAGCTTCAGCTCAACTATCTCACCTGAGCAACTGCTGGAAATGCAGCAGCAACGTTCAGCTTTAGACTCAACGTCTGACTATGAATCGAACGTTATTGACGTAGATGCTAAGGAATCTGAAGCAAGGGCCAATCTGGGGGCCAGCACTGATCAGTCTGAGAAGGAGGGGGGCAGCCCCACAGCAGGGGAGGGGGCATCAAACGCCCCCCACCCCCCTCCTAACCCTCGCACACCTGAATCTTCTAATTTCTCTACAGCATATCAGAAACCTGATGCTGACCCTGTTCCTGCAGAATCAAGGCTGTACTGCCTGCAATGCAACAAGAGTAATCCTGTGGAGAAGCTGGAGATACTGGAGGTAAGGCGTGATGACTACTATGACCACTTTGCTAGATTTGAATGTTTCTGTGGGCATATAGGGGAGAGTCCTGTGCTAGGTGGATAAGGCTGTAGAGAAGGCTGTAGAGCTGTTTAAAGGCAGGATCATTCCTGAGTGGTATATGAAACTGGAAAGCAATTATAAAGAGAACTGGGGAGCAACTAGCCCCAGCAGAAAGAAGACTGATGCTAGGCAGTATTGGACTGAGTTAAGTTTGAGCCTTCTGATGCAGCCTAAGCCTGACAAGGGAATGCTAAGGACAGCGATTGAAGCGACTAAGGTGAGCAACAAGGATCTACACGACAAACTGAAGGAGAAGCTAAGGATACTGAGGTGAGCAGGGAAGTAGCAGAAGAGAAGGAGACTGAAGCTGTAGTCAGGTATCTGGCCCACTGTGTTAAGCAGGGGGAAGCTTATTACTATGAGGGCAGTGGGCAGAGAATGAGCCACTTGGACGGCATCCTGACTACTGCTGATTATATGAAGGCTGCAATAGAGGTGAAGTGGAGGAGATTTGATTATGAGACTTTAATGAAGTTTCACCAAGGTGAGTTACTGGTTGGCTCTGAGAAAGTGCTGGCTGGCAAAGCTTTTGCCTATGCTTTTAAGTTGCCTACAGTGTTGCTGTATTTGCTGGAGGATTGCCTTCTGGTGCAGCAGTTGGTTGATGAGAAGGGTGATACTCCAGAGATGATTAGGGAAGTTTGGGAGGAAGGACCGAAGACAGATGAAGACAGAAGCAGAACAAAAAAACAAAACGCATTCTACAAAGCAGAAACAGCAGAAAAGATCAGACTCTGATTGTGATCTTTTTGCAGAGAAGATCTTTAAGCTGAAACTGCATCCTTGGCAGAAGAAGGTGCTGCAGAGCCTTAGTAAACCTAAGACTAGGATAGCACTAAAGGCAGCCAACGGATCAGGGAAGACAGCAATGTGCGCTGCACCTGCAGCCTTGTGGCACGCTCTGCTATATCCTAACAGCGTTTGCGTAACTACTTCAGGAGTTTACAGGCAGGTGAAGGAACAGATGTGGCCAACTATTAGAAGCTTGGCTAGGAAGGTTGGAGGTTTGGGAATACAGATTAATCAGACTGAACTGAGTACGCCTAACGGCAGCAGGGTGATAGGGTTTAGTACAGATGATCCCGGTAGGTTTGAGGGCTGGCACGCTGATAATCTGCTGATGATTATTGATGAAGCTAAGACAGTTAAGGATGAGATTTTTATGGCACTGGAACGATGCCAGCCAAATAGGGTTTTACTGATGTCATCACCGGGAGGCTGTAAGGGGCAGTTTTATAAGTGCTTTAGTAAGGAGCAGGAATTTTGGGATTTACATACAGTCACTGCCTACGACTGCCCCCACATAGATCCCAAGTGGATCGAGCAACAGATAGAGAAGTGGGGAGCATCACATCCTTTGATCAGTTCGATGATACGGGCTGAGTTTATGGAAGAGTCTGGGGAATCCACAGTTATCCCTTGGGACAGTTTGATGCACTGTCTGGAGAATCCTCCAAAGAAACAGAAGGGTGAGGTGGTGGCTGCTGTGGACTTTGCAGCAGGAGCTGATGAGAATGTTATCTGTATCAGGACAGGCAACCACGTTACAAAGCTGATCAGTTGGAGAGATAAGAATACAATGGCAGCCTGTGGTAGGTTTGCCTTGGAGTTTGAAAGGGCAGGATTGAAACCTCAACAGATCTTTTGTGATGCTGGAGGATTAGGGCTGCCAATGGCACAGCAGTTAGCAGAAATGGGCTGGCCAATGCACCAGATCAATCTGGGCAGTAGAGCCTTTGAGCCTGACAGATTTGCAAACAGATCTGCAGAGATGTGGTTTAATGCAGCCAGACAAATAGAGAAGGCTGACATTGTTCTACCAGACGATGAGATCCTGCACGCACAGCTTACAAATAGAAGAGTACAGACTACAAAGACAGGGAAGCTAAATCTGGAAAGCAAAGCAGAATGCAGAGCCAGAGGATTCAGTAGTCCAGACAGAGCTGATGCCTTTGTAATGGCAGCCTCATATAGCTCAGAGTTTCTAATGGATTCTGGGCCTAAACAGGCAACACTAGAGGACATCTTTGCAGAAGGGCTGATGGAACTTAATGATGAAAATCAATTACGGACACAAATGGGAATTAATATAGGATGATAAAGGTAATAAGATTAATTTTGGAAATACTAAAACAAGCTTTTGGTTATGCTAAAGAAACAGAAAAAACACAGATACGGAAGCAGGCTAGTGATCGTCGTGATAGGAAGCTGTCTGCTTTGGACAGTTGGCTGCAAAACCCCTCTAAGGTTGGACAACACGAAGAGACTGGTGGAGATGAACCCAGAGGGATTCAGGGACGCACTGGAGAGCAGCCCAGCGGGGAGGAAGTTCGTTAAAGACAGCTTAGAAGTGATTATAGATCTGGAGTATGAACTGGAGAAAGGGACAGAATGACAGAGGAACAAGAGCAACATTTAACTGAATTAACTGATACCTTCAGGCAACTCTTCACTGAAAAGTACAGGAAAGGGCAGGCTGAACATAAAGATAACTTGTGGGACAGAGTTCCGCTGGTGAATGACTCTATTGAGGAGGCTCTGGATAGCTTTGCTTATGCAGTAACACTAAAAAACCAGCTTGAGCAGGTAAAATTTCACATTGAAACAGCTAGGAATCAGTTGCAAAGTGATCCCGGCGACTGTGAAAAGCACTTGGGGAAAGCATTAGCCTTCCTTAAATAGTTCTTTTTCGCAGTTGTCATATCTGTGTGGCCGTCCTTCCTTCTGGAGGGGCGGCTTTTTTTATGACTAACGAAGAGCAAGCAGATGCTTTTTCCACAGATCTAACCAGATTAGTAAACAGATACTTGGTGGAGTTCGATATAAGCTACCCAACAATGGTAGGAGTGATTCATATGCACGCTGCTGCCTTAGCCTTGGAAGGTGTTTTAGAAAACAAAGATGAAGAAGAGGCTGACTGACTAAGATGGACAGGGAAAAATTAAACGCTAACGTATTACAAGACTTAGCAGACAGAAGCCTCTGGGATACTAGACAGAGGATGTTTTATGAGATGCGGCATCACGGTCTACGAAGGAAAACAAAGCCTTGGCCAACAGCTTCAGATGCACACTTTCCTCTTAGCGATTCAATAATAGAAAAGTTAAAGCCACATTATTTTCAGCAACTTTTCGCTACAGATTTAATAGCTTCATTTATTCCAAATACCCCACAGGTTGCAGAGCTGACAACAGCAGCAGCCCAGTGGTTTGATCACAGATTGAAACAGAAGAGTAATCTGGAAACAGAAATACTTTCAGCAATTGACTCAACTCTGGTTAGTGGTCAGGGAATAATGAAAGTGGTTTGGAATCACGCTAAAGGTTGCTTGGATTATTTTTCAGTAGACCCTCAGCATATGATTGTCCCGCCTAGCACCAGAAATCTGGAAACGGCTGACAGGATTACACAGATCAGCACCTACACAATAGATGCTTACAGAAGAAACAAAACCTTCAATCAAGACCCTGAAGTAATCGAGCAAATCATAGGAACCTATGACGAAGATTCTGGAGATTTAACTACAAGAGAAATCAAGTACCAGAGAGAAGGCTTAACCTTCGATAGCAGCGGAAAGATAATAGTCTGGGAAGTCTACTACAGATGTCCTGAATCAGGTGAGTGGAGGATCTGCACTTACTCACCAGCACAGCCAGATCTCGATCTGCGTCCTGTGATGAAGATTCCGTATGCTCACGGCAAGCCTCCGTTTGTAGCTTTCCCTTATGAGATAAAAGATCCCGGCTACTATAGCAGCAGAGGAGTAGTCGAACAGGTGGCAGTATTTGAGGCAGAGCTTTGTAAGTTGCTGAACGAAAAGAACGATGCAATGACATTGTTTAATCAGCCTCTTTACAGAACAAACAGGGAGATCCCAAATGCAGGCAATATTCGTATGGCTCCCGGTCAGATCCTGCCTTATGACATTCAACCAGTAGCACAGCAGTCTCCACCTATCAGCTTTGATCAGCAGATGAACCTGATGCGGGAGATAGCCCAGCAAAGGATCAGCACTCCAGACTTTGGATTAAATCAGACTCTAGCTTATCCAGAAAGAAGGACAGCTACAGAGGTTGAAGCAGTTAGCAGCCTTTACCAGCAGAGCACAGATTTAAGGATGAGAATCTTCAGGATTGCTTTAGGAAAACTTTACAGAATGAGCTGGTCGATGCTGCAGCAATATGATGCTACAGATCTGAACTACTGGTATCTGGATACAGCTCAGGAAGTTCCACAGGAGGCACTTAGTCAGAATTACAACATTCAACCCACTGGATCTGCTGACGGAGTTAATAAACAGTTCTTATTCCAGAAAGCGATGACTCGCTTGCAGATGTTCAATAATGATCCTTTCATTAATCAAGGACAACTCAGGAAGTCCGTACTGGAAGCAGATGATGCGACACTGGTGAAGAGATTATTTCAAGATCCAGATATACAGGCATCAGATCAGGCAGAGCAACAAGCTGAAGAAATCGGAATCTTGAGACTAGGATTCCCTGCACAAGTTAAACCTGCTGATGACGATCTGGTACATATCCAGACAGTGATGCAATACATTCAACAGAGAGCACAAGAAGGGGCAGCACCTGAGCCAATAGAAGGGCAGATGTTGCAACAGCACTTGGCTGCACACGTTAATCAGTTGAAGGAAAAAGACCCGAAAGCAGCTACAGAAATTGAGCGTGATCTTAATGACTTTTTTGAGCAAGCAGCTCAAGCAGCGAATAATGAACAAGCTAATGCAGAAATGGCGAACGCTGAGGGCGTTCAACCGGAACAACGGATACCCGAAGCCCCAGCAGTGGAGTGATCAGGATACTGAAGCACTCAGAGCTTTCTTCGGTTCAACAACAGGCCAGAAGTTAAATAGTTCTTTATTGTCGTTGCACTTGCATCAAATGGAGAAACTAATATCCAGCAGCAAGGCTAATCTCGCTTATGAAGCAGGTTGGGCTGCAGGTTTTAAGGGTGCTCTGGCATCTATTGACGGGCTAATGGTAAGACAACCAGAAAAAGCTCCAATAGAAGAAGGAGTCACAGATGATCTTGGTTGGTTATTGAACCCTAGAACTAATTAGAATTTATGTCTGAAACTGAAACAGTACAAGCTGGTGAGGTAGAAATCACACGCGAACAGCTATTAGGGCAGATTGCTGAAATAGATGGCACTGCCCCCGCGAGTGATACTGCGAGCACCCCAACCTCTGACAACGCAGCGGAGGAACCAACTAGCGAGACGGTCAACGTAGAAGACAAACCCAAGGAAGAAGCTCCTGAACCTAAAGAACAGGTAGAACCTTCTGAGGAACAACCGAAATCGAAATACTCCAGAGCTAAAAAAGCCCAAGATAGAGCTAATAAAAGCTGGAAGGAAGTAAACGCAGCTAAAGAAGAATTAAAGCAAGAACAAGCAAGGTTGGCACAAGAACGCCAAGAGCTTGAAGCTAAGAAATCAGATGCGTTCTCAGATATTCAGCAGCGAAAAGAAGCGGCACAATTTACTCCTGATGACTATGAGCAAATCGCTCAGGAATATCGGGAGGAAGGTCGTGACGATCTCGCAGAGTTAGCACTTCAAAAAGCTAAAACAGCAAAGGAAACGATCCAGCAGCAGGAAGTCCTTAACGCGCAGAGGACAGTAATGGAACAATGGGAGGCAAACTTGAGCCAGCAAGTGAAGGATAATCCGTCACTACAGGATCAAGACTCCGAACTGTATAAATTCACTTCTGAATTGCTTGATAGAAAGAAGATTTTGGCAACGTACCCAGAAGGTATCAATGATGCAGTGGAAGCTGCTAAACAGTTCATTAAGGCTAAAAGAGTAGACAGCTTGGAAGCTGAGAACTCCAAGCTTGCAAAGCAAGTGGAAGAGCTAAACGGCAAACTACAAATAAACGGAACAACCGTTGACCAATCGGGTAGATTGGAATCCTTCAGTAATATGAGTACAGACCGACAAAGGGATGAACTTCTAAAAATGGTGAAGGATCACGATCAACGGGGTGCAGTTATTAACTTATAAATAAAATAGAACAATGGCAGTAACAACCCAAGGAGCGACAGGAATAACCAACTCGCTTCAGGAATTTTTCAGCAAAGAACTACTTCATCAGATAGTTCAAAACATCGTTCTGGAACAGTTTGCTAAAAAGCAAGCTCTTCCAGAAAAGGCGGGGAAGAAATCAGTTAGATTCTTCCGTTATGTAGAACCCTCAACAGGAGACATCGAAGATTTAACAGAAGGCGATAATGATACATTTGCAGCAACTTCTGCAGGAAGAGGAAGATATAAAACTCTTACTCTTGATTATGTTGATTGTACGTTAAAAAGCTACGGCCAAGTAGTGGGCCTGAGCGACATATTACAGGCGACAGAATTGTTTAATCACCTCGAACAAGCTACTACTGTTAACGGTCAGGATGCAGCTCTGCACTTGGATTCTAAAATCCTCTACACACTTGCAGATGACACTTCGATCACTGGAGGTACTACAATCACAACTAACAAGATTAGTCGTTTTGCTGGTGCTTCAGCTTATTACTCAGCAGCTCCTACATCATCTCAGGTGATGACAGGTCTTGAGTTATTGGACACAGCTACAGCTCTGAAAGTTAACAATGCTCCAACCACTAACGGCTATTATACTGCTGTTGCTGATCCTAGAGTATTACGTGATTTGCAGAATGATTCTGATTGGATTAGTTCCCGTCACTACGGTGATCCTGAAGCAATTATGAAAGGGGAAGTCGGAAAATATGCAGGAATCCGCTGTATCGAAACAACCAACTCCTATCAAACTGCTCACGGTGCTGCAGCAGCTAATCGGGTAACTTACAGCAACACAGGAAGCGTTTTCTCTACAATGGTCTTTGGTGATCAAGCCTTCGGGGTTGTAGATATAGCTTCTCAGAGTCCTTATGCTCCTAAGATGCATATTGCTCAAGGTGCTGACAAAAACGATCCACTAGCACAGTTGACTACTGTTGGCTTCAAGACCTACTACGGTCAGAAGATTCTGCAGCCAAAATTCTTGGCTCAGATTTATAGTGGTACAAACTACAGCTAAGATTATTAACCACTGGGAGGGGGTAATTCCCCTCCCGGTTTATACTTATGCCAAACGTAATGATACCAGTAGCCAGCCTTCAAATGGCAGGCGAGGAGGGTGAGGTTCTCTCACCTGAAAAAGGTGATGCAGTTTCCTTCACTATTGAAGGGACTGTTTCAGAAATGGACGGGGATATGGTCGAGATTGCTATGGAAACTGTCAACGGAGAGCCTGCTTATCCAGAGGAAACTGTTGAAGAGATGGAAGTAGTTGAAGAAGGACCTAGCCGCGATGAACTAATGGCAGAGATGGTAAAAATCGACGCTGAAGGAGGAATGTAAAAATGCCAATAATTGGAAAACCACTAGAAGGCCGACAGTATAAAACTGACGGAAGTAACAGTAACCAGAAACCTATAGAAATAGAGGCTAGTATTGGAGACGGCTCATCTGCTGGATCTGCTACTCCGTTTCTAAAGTTAACAGGTACATCAGCAGCAACTACTGACGGTGATAATAATGTTACTACAGCAGACGTAACTGGAGGAGGGGCAGCACCGGGAGGAACTCACAAAGCGGTATTAGTTGACGTACTTGGAACGAAGTACTGGCTACCACTTTATGCAGTCTCGTAATGCCTTTGTTAGATTATAGGAATGTTGAGACGGGTGAGGTTAGGGAAATCCTAGCCTCGCCTGATCTTGATAGTTTTGAAGAAGGAGGCCAGAAGTGGATGAAGGTTGATGTACCAACCAGTTTCAGCTTCGGAGGCCAACAAAAACCACTCTCTCCTAAAGAACAGATTAAGAGATCCTGTAGATCTGCAGAGATGAAAGCAGGAGGGTGGAAAAGTCGCTACACAAAGCGACAAATGAAAAAGATTTGGAATTTATAAAAAATGAGCGCACAAAACGATGTTCTCCACAACTTTGGTGAAACAATAAACCTAGAGCTATCTGTCCCTACGGGATCAGTAACAGATTCAACAATTCAAAGCTCGATGAGTCCGGCATTCCTGATAATTCAGAATGTTGGGACAGTACCAGTATTTTACAGACTGACAAAAGACGGTGATGCAAGCGGATCAACCAAATGCACCACTGCAACAGGCAACTACACAGGAATACTTGCAGCCGGTACTTCAGATGAAGACGGAACTGGAGGAGCTATCACTTTTGCAGGTTACACAGCGGGACTAAGTTTCTGCACAGCAACAGGTACAGGTAAAGTGAACGTAGCCTACAGCGGTAGGATGGGGAACTAAACGATGGGAATAGCCAACATAATTAACGTCACTGGATCGGCAGGTGGCGGCGAGATAATTCGCGAACTTATCAATAGCTCAGACGGTCAAGGACTGCATTTTGATGGTGCGGCTGGTCGTATAGACGTTGCTTCACCTCCAGATTTAGGAACAAAGTTTTCTTTTGAGTTTGTTTTGAAAGCAGATTCGTTTGGTTCATCAAATCTTTATTTCGTAGATTTCGGCAACGGGGGAAGATTTATATTTGGGACACATAGCTCAACAAGTTATAATTGGGCTATTTTCGACAACACGTCTTGGAATAGTTTCGGGGTAAAAGTTTCAGACGATTTAGAAGTACATCACCTAGTCGTTACAGTTGACGGCACAGCGGCAGTTTTATACGACAACGGCAACCAAGTTGGCACAACAACAATTAGTGCGGGTCACGGCATTGATAGTTGCTCCGACTTATTTATCGGATCAGCCTATTCAAGTGCTGTTAATTTATTTAACGGTTCACTCTATCGCTGCCGTTTTTACAACAAAGCACTCACACAAGCAGAAGTGGACTCCGCCTATCAGAAAGCTGATGTTCCGTTTATTGACCAGTACGGCAGTGAGACTAATTTAGTTGCTGGTTACAATTTTACGAGCGGGTATGCAGCTTATGGTTCTGGAGGTATAACAGATTCAAACACTTATACAACTGGTGGAGCTGGTTCTGGCATTCAGAAGAGTCTGCTAACGGTTGGTAAGAAATATCGGGTAACTGTTGCGGGATCTTCATCTTCTGGTGACTTCCAACTGCAAGCTTATGGCACTTGGACAGTGTTAGCCACTGGATTTGGAACTCACGAATTTACAGCAACCACAGCGTCAATTGCTTTAACTGCAACTGCATCTAGTACAGTTGATATAACTACATTTTCTTTAACTGCTATCGGAGCAGTCACCGACTACGACCTCGCATTTGCAAATCCAACGCAGTCGCTGATGGTGCAGGATCGTGCAGGAGTAGCAGACGGAACTGCTTCAGCCGGAGTTTCACAGACTCAGAAGATTGTACAGTTGAATGCAACTGCAATTTCTGTTTCTAACGCAACTGCTCGCACTCCAAGTGACGGGGAAATAGTAGCAGATGAATTTAGCATTGCAGAATTTAAAACTTCCACGAATGTTTTAGAAACAAATGTTTCCGGACAAACTGGAGCTAGGCTTCGGGCGGCAGTCAGTGACGTTGGTACACCCACATTCTCATTCAACGATGATACTGATACTGGAATGTACCGAGCCGCAGCAAACTCGTTAGGTTTTACGACCGGAGGAGCAGCGAGGATGACGATTGATTCGGCGGGCCTAGTTAGCATCACCAAGAATGCAGACGGAGCGTTAGGGGCGGAGTTACGTTTAGTTAACGACCCCGGTTCTTCAACAGCGGCAGGAACTGAAGCCCGACTCACATTCGCACCGCATCATTCAGGCACTGAAACAGCAAGTATAAGAGGTATCGCTGAAAATACAGGTGCTAAGACAAAGCTGAGTTTTTACACGCACAGCGGGTCAGCTTTAGCCGAGCGAGCGACAATTGACGGGGATGGCAATGTTTTAGTGAGCGGCGGTGGTTACATTAAAATTGGCCCAAGCGATTCGACAGCCGTTTTGAAACTCTATCGCAACGACGCAACGATTAGCTCAGACGCAATAGGTGATATTGATTTTGGGGGTGCTGATGCAGACAACGAAGCAGCGGCACGTATTCGAGCGAAAGCTGACGGTACTTGGACAGCAACAAGTTCGCCTACAAAATTGGAATTTTCAACTTGTCCGAGTGGTAGCGAAACATTAGCGACAAGAATGACGATTACCGAGGCGGGACTAGTTAGCATTGGAGGGACTTCCACATCGGCACAATTAAATATTCGCTCCAGTGTGTCTGGTAACTATTTGTATATGGACGATGGTTCAGGTGTTTTGTTTCACATCTCGGCAAATGGTTCAACGTCAGGAGTTATTCAAACTCAAGGAACTGGTTTTAGCTCTTGGAAGCCAATGGAGTTTCGAGGTTCAGAGTTTCAATTTAAGCCAAGCAATACCGAAACATTGAAGGTAACTTCAACAGGCATCACTCTCAGTCGAGGCTTCGCAACTCTAGGAGAGTTCGGAGATTTAACAATTGCAAGCGGAGCGGTCACTGCAACCTCAAGTACTCACAATATTGATACTGAAGGCGGCGGGGCAACTGATTACCTAGACACAATTAACGGAGGATCAACAGGTAGTATTATCACGCTGATGGCAGCAAGTGGTAGTAGGACAGTTGTTGTCGAAGACGGGACTAATTTAAAACTAGCTGGAGATTGCACACTGGACAACGCTGAAGACACTATAACTTTGATTAAAAGCGGATCAGCGTGGCACGAAGTTTCTAGAAGCAATAACGGAGCTTAAAAGATGATAACTTGGACAATAACTAACACAAACAGCAACGCCGAAACTGGGTATATTAAATCCGCAGATTGGCTTTGTACAAAGACCGAGGATGACCTCTCAACATCAATAGGTGGAGACGTTTGGTTCACTGAACCTAATGAGCCGAACCCCGGATCGTTCTCTGTGCCGTATGCTGATGTAACTGAGGAGCAAGCTATCACTTGGACAAAAGAAAAACTTGGAGAGGCAAGTGTAGCTAATATCGAGTTAACGGTTGGTAGGAACTTGGATGCATTAAAAACACCAAGCCAAAACCACGGATTGCCGTGGCAACCAGAACCGGAACCAATCGAGGAACCAATCGAAGAATCTAACGAGTAAAAACAATGATCGAAATAAATACAATACCTACGGCAGAATTAAACGTTTCTAAAGTGGCAGTATCACTAAACTCAGCCCAAGAATTTGGAATGCAATTCAGCGTAGTTGGTTGGGGTAAATTCAAGAATGCAGAAGGCGAAGACGTTTGGGGTACTACACCTCTAGTTTCAACTTTACTGAATGTAACTGGCCCAACTTGGGATGCTTGGGGATCAGACAAAGATGACGCTACTTATGTTGGCGATTTAGCTTTAGCCCAGCTTGGACTACAACGTGATCCTGATGCTGTTATCGAAGTTGAAGAAACTCCAGTAGTAGCACCAACGGAAGAATCTGATGAAGCAGAAGAAGCCTCTGATGATTCTGAGGAAACAACAGAAGAGGCGGCAGAATAAGCTGCTAGTTTTTCTGATTTGTTTATTAGATATATTAGTGGGGGGATTTGGGTGAACCTTGATGACTTTAAGGTGCTGGCTAGTGCCACAGTGGGTATAGGAAACTTGATGCTGGAAATAGATCTTATTCTGAAATGCGGAGTGAGCTTGGCCAGTTTGGTTTATATTATTTTGAAGATAAGACAGTTAATAAAAAAAGGATAAAAAGATGTGGAAAAGTAAGACAGTTTGGGCGGCGTTGACTTCCCTTTTGGGTGCAGCGGCAGCAGTGGCAACAGAGGAGGCCTCACTAGCTGAGGGATTGCATATCGCAGTGACAGCAATTTTAGCAATCTTCCTTAGACACGGTGTAGCAAAGACACAGGACACAGCAGAGGCAGCCGTTGAGGCAGCTTCTAGCGTTACTCCAGCCCCAAAGAAAAAAGCAGCTAAGAAGGCTTAAACTATGGGAACCTATTTGACCAAGGGAACAACCTTTACAACTGGTGACTCAGTTACGGCTGCCTCCCTAAATAATTTAGTAGACAATGCCACTGTAACGGCTGGCTCAATAGGTTCAACAGAGTTAGCTACTAACGCTGTGACTGCTGACAAGATCAGCACTGCATCACCTCAGCCTGTTACTACAGGAACAATCAGGAACAACGCAGTAGACAACACCAAGCTGGAGGATATGGGATCTCAGACTGTTAAAGTTAGAGCAACCAACAGTACAGGAGATCCTTCCAACTTGGCAATGATAGGAGGAGGATCAGACGGATCTTCAAAGTTACTTGTAGGAACAAGTGACAGCATCAATGCAGTAGTAGCTGATGAGTTTAAACTGGTTAACAGCAGTAACGTTAACGTAACGAACAACACAGCAGCAAAACTAAGGCTACACACAACAGCTATAACAGGGCAGACAGATCTGACATCAGGCAGTCTAGATATGGACAACGACAGACTTCTGATATTCGACGAGTCTCCTGCAGGACTAGCAAAAGTTTCCCCTAAGAAGTTAATACAAAGTTTACCAGCATTAACAACTACAAGCGGGGTTGTTCGATTAGCTACAAATGAAAGGGCTATAAATCCAAGCACAGCAGGAACTGTTGACGCTGATGTTTTAACGGTTAACGAAAGTAGTCCAATGTTAGCTAAAGCGTTTGGATATATTAAAACATCAGGAGGTAGTATTGCTGCAGGTTCTGTTTTACAAAATTGTACTGTATCCAGAACTGGGGTGGGTACGTTTACTGTGTCCTTTACGGTCAATATGCCTACAGCAACTAACTACATAGTCCTAGGGAACGGTAGGAGTGGGTTGTCAGCAGCAAATTACGGGGCAGGGTTACAGTTAGTATCTTCAAGTTTAGCAGCAGGCAGTTTTAATTTTGTTGTGATTGACACTAACGGTTCTACAGGAACGGCTACTGATCCAGACGGAGGAATGCAGTTTATTGTTTTTGGATTAAGTTCATAATGACACTCTTACAAATAGCCACATACATCTGCAATCTGGTTGGTAAAACAGACAGTACAAGCATCACCAGATGCAAGGAGTATGTT